GTGTACTCGTTCGAGGAGCGGCGCGCGGGATTCGTTCGCGACGCCCAACTCCGGGCACTCGACGCCAGCGACGCGCAGACGATCGAACAGAAAGTAGCGGTCGAACAGCGCAAGGCGGCCATCGAGATCGAACACATCACCCGAGTGCACGAGATCCGCATGCGGCTGTTTGACCTCGAAACATCCCGCATTGTGCTGGAGGAAGAAACCACGCTCAAGCGGCTGGGCTATCGGGTGGACGAGATCCAGGCGCGGATCGCCGAACTGACGGCACAACGCGATGAGATCAAGCGGTTCCAGCAGGAGGCAACCGACGCGGCTGTGCAAGGGGCGCGGGAGAGCGCCACCGTCCGTCAGGCGCAGATCGTCCGCGACCAGAACCAGCGCATCTTCGATTCGTTCAAGCGGCAAGCCGAAGGCGTGTTCGATGCTCTGCTGACCCGATCGCAGTCGGTTTGGTCGGCGATCGGCAATTCGCTGAAGACGGCTCTGCTAACTGCCATCAAGGACGTCGTCACGTCGCGCGTGGCCGCGATGCTGGCGCAGCTGTTTACTGGGCAGCGGGTCGGCTTTGCACAGGCTTCTGCCGGTGGAGGCGGAGTGCTGGGCGGACTCGGCGGAATGCTGGGTATCGGCGCAGTGCCGGTATTCGGCGGGACCTCCATGACCGGAGCGACGCCTCCGTTCATTCCGAGCGGGAGCGCCGCAGGAACTGGCGGAATGCTGTCCAAGGCCGGATGGGGCGCGACTCTCGCGCGCCTGAAGTCCTTCGCCGGCATCGGTGGCAGTGTGCAACTGGCGCCCGGTGTGGCCACCACGTGGGAGGCCGCGACCATGGGGCAGAAACTCTCCGCCATCGGCAAGTCGAACGCCGCACTCATGGGCGGAGCCATGCTCGCGATGTATGGCCTCCAACGTGGCGGGATCTCCGGCTTGGCGATGACCACTGCTGGCGGCGCCATGATCGGCTACAAGTTTGGCGGCCCGATCGGCGCGGCCATCGGCGCCGGGATCGGCGCAGTGGCTGGCTTGGTGCGGCTGTTCGTCAAAGGTGCCCAGGACAAGGCGCGCGAGAAGATCAAGGCTACGTATGGCGTGGATATCCGCGACAAAGGCGTCCTCAAGCAGATTGTCGACATCGCCAAGCAGGGCTTCGGCGGGAATCTCGACATGGCGATCCGGAGCCCGCAGATCCGTGATCTGGTCGAGCTGTACGCGCTCTCCACAGGCCAGGGAACGTCCGGGCTTCCAGCTACGATGCGTCCCGTTTCGCTGTTCCAACAGGGCGGAAGCCTGTTCCAGTCGAACCCTGGCGGCCTGACCCTGGATCGGATCGGTGGCGGCACGCCTTCGTCCGCGGCACCCACGGTGATCAACATCACTGTGCCAGGCGCGAAGGAGTTCTTCGAGAAGGAAACGGTGCGCGTGGTGGTGGAGAACCCGCGTGCCGTGCAATCCGCGGCGATGGCCGCGACCAGGCAGAACGCCGGCCGCCGTGAGATGACCGGACTGCAACTCAGCCCCGGGCTGATCGTGTCATGACACGCCAGGAACTCATTGAAAAGATCGCCCGAGCGATCGCGGAGATGGAAGGCTTCTATCTCACCGCAGCGCAAGCCAAGGCTCGCCGGATCCCGCATCCGACGGTGGCGCAGATCAATGCGAATCCGGGCAACATCCGGCAGTGGCGCGACAAGCGCGGTCCGTATCCGACCAATCGCGGCTATGTGGACTTCGTGGCGTGGGCCGCCGCGAAGTTTCCCGGCGCCTCGCGTGAGGAGATGAGCCAACGAGCGATTGACGAGGGTTGGCGGATCCTGCGCGTGCTGATCGGCCAGTACCTCGATGGAAAGTATACGCAAGGCAAGCAGCCCTCGGCCGAGGAGATGTTCCGGGTCTATGCGCCCTCGGCGGATGGCAATCATCCAGCGAACTACGCCCGCTTCGTCGCAAGCCGCATCGGATCGCGGCCGGAGCAGCGCCTGCTGGACCTGGTGACGGCATAATGCCTGGCTCGGTTCAAAATGCGACACCGCTGACGGTGCTGCCGGCGAGCCTGTCACGCGCGTTCGTGCACGAGCGGGAGTATCCGGTTCTCGACAATGAATTCCGCAACGGGGAATCGCAGCGGAAGGCGCAAGCGAACAACAGCCGGAAGCGATGGCGGCTCGCGAAGCGGCTCGCTCCGGCGCAGCTTCAGACTCTCCGCGATTTCTTCGACGCGCGCAAGGGTCCGACGGAGCCGTTCTACTTCTACGACCCCTACGAGACCAGCCCGAAGTTCTCGCACGATCCAACGGGCCAAGCAGCAGCGGGCCGGTACACGGTTCGATTCGCGGGTGGCTGGAACCAGTCCGTGTCGCTCGGCCGCGCGGACCTTTCGTTGGAACTCGTCGAACTCGCTTGAGGAATAGTCATGCCGTTTTCGTCCTACCTGGCGCAGAAGCTTCTGGAGAAGGCCTTTCTAGGGCAAGATTTTCAAGTCACCGAGCACTGGATCAGCCTCCACACCGCCGATCCGGGAGCGACGGGGCTGAATGAGGCATCCGGTGGTCCCTACGCGCGGAAGGCCCTCACCCAGTTCACGGCTGTCGACGACGACGGCACGGCGAAGCGAGTGCGGAACGTGCCGCCGCTCTTTATCCAGGTGGCGGCGGGCACATACACGCACCTGGGTCTGTGGGACGCGGTCTCTGGCGGCAACTTCCTCGGCGGCGGACCGCTCTCCTCACCCGCAGCCGTTAACGATGGCGACTTCGTCATCATCCGCGAAAACGATCTCTCCGTGCTCCAGAGTTAGAGGCTTCCCGTGTCCACCATCCGCACGCAATTCGGTCCCGTTACGAACTTCACCCTGATGCTCAACGGCCTCGCCTCAGGTTCGGGGCGCAGTTCGGCGAAGGTCGAAAACCAGAGCAGCTGTTACATCGACGCCATCTGCCAGTTCAAGCTGAAGACCGTGGCGGGGTCGCCGAGTGATCGATACGCCATCTACTTCTTTGCCTGGGGATTGGCGGATGACGTGAGTCCGGCTTTTCCGGCTGGCATCACGGGCGTCGATGAGCCGATCTTCGCCGCGCTCGAAACGCTGTCGCTCCGTCCTGTGGGATCGGTGTACGTCGCCTCGTCCGGCACACTAATCACGCCGCCATTCTCAGTGGCTCCAGCGTTCGGTAACGTCCTGCCGCCTGTCTGGGGAATCCTAGCCATCAACCGAAGTGGGTTGGCTCTCGATGCCGCGGACAACATCGGCTTTTGGCGCGGCGTCGAGTTCGAGGTGTCCTGATGCGCCAACTGATTGCAGAGATCGAACCGCAGTCGTGGGCGCCGATGGGCACGCCCGAGGAGCCTTTGGACTACGGCTCGTCGCTCATCGAAGGTCTGTATTCGATGTGGCTACCGAGCGGCGTCGACCCGCGCACGTCCTACAACGCGGGCCACCTCAGCGGCAGGCGGCCCGGCACCATTGGCGAATCGGCTTCCGCATATTACCGGAGGCGAGCCCAGTCGAGTCCCAACCCCTCCACCGTTGCGGTGCCCGGCGGATTGGGTGGTAACGTGCCCACGCCGTTTGGGCGCGCGTTCGCGTACAGCAACGAGCAGGCAGCCTTGTCCGTGGGCAGCCTTGGATATGTGCCGATGTACTCGGGCGACGGAACCGGAAAGGTCATTTCGTTCTCCGTCTGGTTCCGCATCAATCGGATCAACGGAACCGGATTCCCGACGCTCATCGGCAGCAGCTTCTCGACAGCATGGTGGCTTGGCATCCGCACGGCGACGGGTACGTACAAGGCGATCTTCCGAAATGGCTCGGCTCCGTATGGGCCGTTTGAATGGGGCAACTACAACGCCGACCTTCGGAAGATCTGCTGTGTGACTTTCCTGCTGCCCTGCGATGCAAATCGGACGGCGAGTATCTTCCACAACGGCGTGCTCGCTGTGCAGGGGACGCTTTCGAATGCGAGTTCGGTGGCCGGCAACCTCGAGGTCTGGCCGCTCTCGACCGCCACGACCGGCATGTTCGTTGAGATTTTCGGCTTTGCCGCGTGGACCCGCGCGCTCTACACGGAAGAGATTCGTGACTTGGCCCTCGGCCCGTGGACGTTGCTGAGCAAGCGCGCCCGATTCTGGTATGCGCCCCTGATGGCCTACCGCTCCGTGCAGGTCGCCGCGCAATCGGACCTGTCGGCGCTCATGCATCGTGGCATGACACGAGCAGCCAGCATCGCTGGTCAGGCCACCATTGCGGCTTATCTGCGTCCACCGGACGCACCGGAGCGCACGTGGCGTTTGTCTCCGGAACGTCGGGCAATGGCACCCGCCGAGGAGCCTCGTACCTGGACCCTCCCGCGCGAGCGCCGGAGCATCGACGCATGACCTTCACCAAAGACCCGCACGCGGTGCTCGACTACACCGTCGACTGGAACCGCTGGCTCGCCGGTGACACCATCGCCACGAGCACGTGGCTGATTCCTGCGGGCCTTACCAAGCAGGCGGACTCGAAGACTAATACCGCTGCCACGGTCTGGCTGGCAGGCGGGACCGCCGGCCAGGTCTACATCGTGACCAACCGAATCACCTCCGGTGCAGGCCGCACCGAGGACCGGTCCTTCAACATCCGCGTGGAAGAACGCTGACCCATGCCTGACACGATCGGCAACATCCCGGTCCCCGAGATCGCCGCTAGCGGTGTGTTTCCGCTGACGCCGGACTATCCGGTTGAGGTTCGACGTGACCACGAGGTGGTTGTCCACCAGTTCGGATCGGGCAACGCCAAGATCGAGCAGCGCTTCCTCCTCGGCACCGGCACGCGCCGCTTCAGCATCCGGAAACAGTGGGTACGCGACGCCGATCGCATCGCACTTCGCAACTTTTGGGAGACGAAGTACGGGCCCTACGGAGCCTTCACCTTCAATGCACCGAACGATGACGGCGGCAGCACCACGCCGGTGACGTGCCGTTTTGCCAATGAGCCTCTGTCCTGGGAGATGGTCGCCGACTGGGCGTGCTCGCTGGGCGTCACATTGATCGAGATTCCGACCGGAAGTCCCTCGTACACGCTGAACCAGACCGTCAACCGCTTCCCGTCCGCGTCTCTCCAGACGGCGCTGTTGTCTCAGGTGCAAGAGATCATTCCGCTGGTGCGCATCCAGCCGCTGGAATCCGGCTACCCCGCCATTCATCTGTCCGACCGCCGCTGCACAATCGGTGGGCAACTTTATCAGGCGCGGCTCTTGGAATTCGATGGCATTTCGCAGTCGATCGGCAATGAATCCGACGAGGCGCAGTTCTCGTTCGGCAATGCCGATCGTGTCATGCGCGATCTCGCCAATGACGTCGACCTGTTCCGTTCGGAGATCGCCTTCAGCCTCTTTCACGTTGGTACCGGCATCAAGCTCGATCTCTGGAAGGGCAACATCGTCAACTGGTCCTGCGACGCCGGACCGGAGTTTCGCATCACTGCCGCCGACGGGCTCTACGAACTGAACCTGCCTTATCCTGCACGCCGCATCTCGCGCACGTGCTGGAAACCTTTCAAGGATGGTCTCAACTGTCCTTACGCGGGCCCGGACACCACCTGCGACAAAGGCTTCGATACGCCCAATGGCTGCCGCACGCACGGCATGGACAACTACTTCGGCGGCATCATCGCCAAGCCGCAGGGCGTGCGCATCAAGGACAACTCGACCGGGGTCTTCGGCTTCGGTCGCTCGACGATCACCAGCGTTTCGCTGGTTGCCGATTCTATCTATGACCAGGTGCTCCCGGAGATCTACACCGATTCGAACCTGCCGGTGAATGCAAAGATTGCTTCTGGTCGCGACGAGAGCGATTTCTATGCGGCTGTCGGGATCGTTGGCGAAGGCCCGCTTGGCGCTTACGGAACCGGCCATAAGTTGGACGGCCAGTACCACCACGGCTATCCGGGTGCGCTGGGTCTGCTGACGAGCCTCGGTGAAGATCCCAACCCGGTGCCGTTCGGGATGGACACGGATGCTCCCGTCGACCGCGCCGCCGGGACTGCATTCATGATGCTGCGCCGCGCCGACGCACGCGGACTCCAACTCTCCCGCCTGAGCGAACACGCGATGGAGGTCATCGTCAGCCAAGGGCTGGGCGGATGGAAGTGGACCGCTCCCGGCACGCGCAGTTGGCAAACTGCTCTGACGAATCCGATCTGGATCGTCGTGAACATGCTGCTGCGGGCCCGAGGGATTCGCGCGGGCGCCTCTGCCACGAACGACCTGCTCGACTACGCCGAGTCACTCTTTGACGTCGATTCCGCCGTGTCGGCCGCATCGATCTGCGATGAACAGGTTGCCAAAATCGTCGGCACCGGCAATGAGACCCAGTTCAAATTCCGCGGCGTTCTGCAGGAGGAAAAGCCCTTCCGCGACTGGCTGCAGGAAGTGCTGATGAACTGCCTCGGCTACTACACGTTCGCGAACGGCAAAGTGAAACTGGGCGTGCGCGTGAACTCATCGGCGGTCGAGGCATTCACGGAAGGCAACATCCTGTTCCGCAGCCTCCAACTCGCACCGCTGGGGCCATCCTTCAACCACCTCACCGCCAACTTCGCTGACGAGGACTTCGAGTTTGTTGCCAACTCGATCTCGCTTTACGACATTGATCACGCAGCGCTGTTGGGTGGGGCCGGGCGCCCGCTGTTCCTGAAATCGACGGTCAACCTCGCGGGCACAGCATCGAAGTCGCAGGCTGCACGCATTATCACCGTCCGGCTTCGTGAGGAACTGGGCGGCCTCACGCCCGCGGAATGGAAGGTCGCACGGCAGGTTGGATTCAAGACGACCGTGCTCGCGTTGAATACGGAGCCCGGCATGGTCTGCTCGCTCACACACCCCGAGATGCCGAACGGCGCCGGCGAGTTCCGCGTGACGGGTTGGCGGCTCAACCATGACTACTCGATCGACATCCAGGGCCGCACCACGACGGACTCAATGTACGACCTGCTCGCTGGCCCCAAGCCCGTCGACGTGGTGCCGGATCCGATCCCGAACGAGCCCGGTTTCGACTACGCGGTACCGCCCGAGCCCGTCTTTGGCATTGCTCCCGCACCTGGTGTCCTGGTCTTCGCCGGCATCGGGTTCTACGACCTGACCAACACCAAGACGATCTCGACCCTGACTTTCACCGTCTGGCACTACGATGAGACGGCGCCTCTGCAGACCACCCTTGCTCCGGGGATTGACGACACCCAAACAGCCATCACTGCCGCCGGCCTCTCGTCGTTCTCCGAAGGCGACTACGCCGTGCTAGGCGCAGAGATCGTCCGCATCGTCAGTATCACCGGCAACGATGGGGCGATTGAGCGCGCGGCGAAGAACTCGACGGCCACGGCTCACGATGCCGGCACAAGGCTGATCCGACTGGACAAGCGCCTGTTCATCTACAACGTTCCGCGCGATTTCTACGGCACCCCAGAGTCTGGCGCCTGGGAAGCCGGCGAACCGTTCCGTTGCATGGCGGTCTGCGCGGTCGAACTGTTCGTCACCAACATCTTCGGCAACTCGCCGACCTCGGTGAACAACTACACGTCGAGCTTCATCGACGGCCGGATCCGTATCCTGAGCGGCCAACAGGTCGATCTCATTGTCGAAGGGATCATCGGCATCGAGAGCGACGCCGTGCCTCCCGTGTACCTGCCCCAGGCGACGTCCATCGGCGACCTGTATGCCTACTGCCGTACCGCGCCGGTCGGCGGCAACATCACAGCCGTCGTCAAAGTGGCGGGCTCCGCCATCGGCACCGTGATCATCAACAACGGCCAGACCTTCCCGGCAAACTCGGTCGATGGCAAGGACCTTCCCGCCATCCAGCCAAGCCAGCCCATCACGCTCGACATCACTGGTGTGGGCCTGACCTATCCCGGCGAGCGCCTCGTTGTGACGATCCGTATGTAGTCCCCCTCTTTCAAGCAATGGAGACCATCTACAAGCTCCAGCCGAATCGCACGATCCATCTCCAGGGCTTCAACGATTTCGGCGCTGCGGCTGCGCTCCACTCCACCAGCGAAACCGGCTTCACTGTCTCCGGCGTCTTCCGTGATGCCGCTGACTTCTGCGTCCTCGTCCTTTGGGACCGGGACGACTTCTTCGGCCATCCCCGTTTCTCCTACCTACCCGATTCCGATTTCACCGGAATCACCCTCACCTTCGACCTCGCCTACCAAAACCTCCAGCCAATCGACTCACCGAAGTTCGCGACGATCGACTGGCCTTTCCTCAACTGCCTCACGACCTCCGGGCAGACCGTCCAACTCCGCCTGTTTGACCGTGCCACCCAAGTCGGCGGCACGTACACGAAGGCCTCCGGCACGTTCACGTTGAATGACGCCGGCATGCAGGCCTTCGATCGCGTCACGCTCTGGTATCAGAACCTCGCCTTCGATTACATCGTTCCGGGCAAGCTGTGGACGGAGTTCCCGTTCTACGCGCAAGGCCAGGGGTTCACGCATTCCGTGACCGTTGCCGGCCGGACCTACAACCATACGGAGGGCTCGGGCGAATCAAGCGCAGACGTTGCTTCTGCGATCGTAACGCTCGTCAGCGCCGATCCCGATGTCACGCCCTCGGTCGGGAGTGCGGGCTATATGGTGAAGCTCACGCGTAAGCTCGACACAGGTGCCGCGACAAACATCTCGTCCACGTGGGGCGGAGCCGACACAATCTGGCAGGTCAAGCCGGCCACGGTCCTGCGCTCCATCCGCGACCAGATCAACAACTCGAACTGGGCTGGACTGGGTGTTCTCATTCCGCTGTCAGCATCCGTCTCCGGCAACCAGATCACGATCACCGCGGAGCGCCCGGGCGTCGACGGCAATATGGTCCGGCTGTATGAACTGCACAAGAACGGAAATCTCTACTTCTCGCCCGGGGTTCTGCACCTTTCAGGCGGAAGCTCCGATGCCACCTGGCGGGTGACGATCGACTTCTCCGCCGAGGGGATCACCGATCTCCAGAAGCTCTGGCTCACCTTCGCTCCGCGACTGATGGATTCTGCTGCCTACGAGCCAGAGGAGTGGTCCGCCACCTTCTCGAACTGGAGCGTTGCTGATCCACAGGGCAAGCGCGCACTGAAAGTGACCGGACCACTGTCGGTTCGAATCGAGGAGAACGATTCGTGGGTGAAGTACCTCGGCTACTGGGAGTGGGCGCCGGACCAGTTCTGGAGCCAAGGCCGCGCGGTGCGCGCCGCGCAGGCGAACTCGAAGGCCGTCGTCGAGACGCACTGCTCCGGCACTCATGATGTGTACCTCGGCACCCGGCTCGACGGCGACTGCGGCATCATCGAGGCCCGGCTAGACGGTGGCGCGGCTGTCCAACTCGACTGCTACGAGCCAGCCGCACGCGCTCGCCAGGCGCGGCGCAGGATCTTCTCAAGCGTTCCTCCCGGCAACCATTCCGTCGAAATCCGACTCACCGGGACAAAGAACGCCGAGAGCCAAGGCTTCTATTGCTACTTCGACTTCCTCGAATGCGCAGTTCTCTCCGACGTTCCGGACGCGCCTGAGGTCCGCATCGACGTGGGCGTGGCCTGCGACTACGGGACGGACCACACCTATAAGCTGTCGCCGCAGCGTCTGGTCTGGGCCATCCAGAAACTCGGCCTGGTCGGCGAGATCGACCACTACGTCTCCGTCTACTGGTGGAATCAACGGCGGCGTTCGGGCGGATCCTTCCCCTCGGCCACCGTGACCTTCAGCGGCACGTGGGCCGGAGGCGACGAGGTGTTTCTGAACTTCAGCGGAACGCTGCTCGGCAAGAGCGTCTTCCCGGCGGACACGTCGGAGACCATCGCGGCCCACTTCGCCTACTTCATCAACGAGACGCTGGTCGGGGTCTGGGCGGAGGCCGACGGCGGGCAACTGACCATCACTGTCCGGGCGCCGGCGCCAGCCTACAGCTACTCGCTTTCCGAGACCCACTCCTCCGCCGGCGGCACTGTCAACATCACTGGATCACTCACCGGTGGCGTGATGGGCGAATGGGTCATCGACGAAACCGTCGTGCCGGTGCTGAACCGCGCCGCGCGGGACTGGCACGCCGACTACTTCGCCGAACTCGTCGCCAAGGGCATGACCTGCGTAACGGCGTTCAGCCAGGAACTGGTGCTGCCGCCCGACGATCCTCCCACTGCCGTCTGGGTCCAGCGCTATCCGGACGGCGACCCCGTCCAAACCGCCACCGGCTTCGGCAACAAGTTCTCGTCGCACTGCGCCTTTGCGCCGCCGTTCCGCGACTACATCAAGCAAGCCTACGCCGAGGTCGCAACACTGATGGAAGCTGCCGGGCTCGAGGCTCGGCTTCAGTTCGGCGAGGTCCTCTGGTGGTTCTTCCCAAACGCCTCAGGCATGGCATTCTACGACGCCTACACCACGGCTGCCTTCCAATCCGCCAACGGCCGTCCGCTCCACCTCTTCCTCACACCGAATGACGACCCTTCGGTGAACGGCCACGTCGACGCCGACTTCCTGCGCCAGACCGTCCGCGAACACGTCGCCGCGATCCGAGCCTACGTCCTCGCCAGCCACCTCAACGCCAAGTTCGAAATCCTCTGGCCGCTCGACGTCAACGATCCGGACACCCGCCAACTGAACCGCTACATCAACCTGCCCGAGGAGTGGACTTCGAAGCCAACCAGCGGCTTCAACACGTTCATGATCGAAGGCTTCCAGTACGCCGGCCTCGACCGCAACATAGACAAGGTCCGCGCGATGGCCACGTACCCGTTCGAGATCCTCGACTGGCCACGCACCGACTGCCGGTACCTCATGGGCCACTTCAATGCCGGTTGGCCCTGGCAGCGGGACTACCTCGCCGCACGTCGAACACGCACGCCGCTGGTGAAGCTATGGGCCTACGACCACGTCTGTCTGCTCAGCCGCGAGTTGCCACTTCCAGCCGAAGCACGCACGCATCGAAGTTGA